AGTATATGATCCTGATTCTGATACGGGTTCACCTTTTGAATTTTCTGCAAGAGATTTTAGTGGAACTGCTGTTTTACGTTATATTACACCAAATGAAAGTTCTATAGATGATTTTGAGCATTATTTACAAAGAGTTGATAGTGTTTATCTTAATAAATTTGGTGAATTCATATACGAAAAGGGAGTATCAAGTTTAGATCCGAAGGAACCTGTTAAAACTGCCGAATTAATGAAATTGGCAACTGTCACATTACCATCGTACTTATTTGATACTCAAGATGCAATATTAAGTTTTGTTGATAATCGAAGATTTACAATGAGAGATATTGGTGATATTGAGGACAGAGTTGCTAATTTGGAAGAAACTACCACACTATCTCTTTTAGAGGTAAGTGCTCAAACTTTACAAATTCAAGATGAAGAAGGTAGAAATAGATTTAAAAGTGGATTATTTGCAGACTCATTTAGAAATTATTCATTTATAGATCTTGATCAATCATTAATACAAATAAATCCTAATGCACAAGAATTAATAGCACCTAGAACAAGGAATACTCTAGCATCTCAAATTACACCAGCACAAAATATTATTAGTTCAGAGTTAGATTTTAATGAAGATTTTCAATTATTTGATCCAAATGTTAAAAAAACGGGAAACGTAGTTACATTAAATTATGAAGAAGTTGAATGGATTAGTCAACCATATGCAACTGAGACTATAAATGTTAACCCTTATGAATTACCTGTATTTTATAGTGATGTAGAATTAGATCCTGAAGAAGATACATGGACAAGAACAGTACAACTTGATGATCGCACTGTACAACAAACAGGAACTACTGAAAGAAGAAGAATAAATTTAGGTAATAATTTACAACGAACTGGTAATGTAACTAGGATTATAAAGGGTTTAGGAAAACAAACTTTTACCTTTGGTCAAGTTCTAAGACAAACAATTACAAGAACTAACACTGAAACTGAAATTCAAAATAATTTGGTTTCAACATCCAGTGATGATTTTATCAGATCTCGAAATATTCAATTTATATCAGAAGGTTTTGTAGATTTTGTACAAACATATGTATTCTTTGATGGTCAAAAGATATTTGATGTAATTCCAAAATTACTTGAAATAACACCAACAAAAAATGGATCTGTGTCTGGATCGAATGGTGCATTTAAAATTGGAGAAGAGGTTCATGCTCTTAATGCAGAGGGTAATGTGATCATGAAATTCAGAGTATGTCAACCAAACCATAAATCTGGAAAATATGATAATCCATCAGAAACTTATTTTAATAATCCTTATACTTCAGGAAAAACAGAAATTCCATCAAATTACAGTCAATCATCAACAGTTTTAAATGTTGATACAAAAGCATTATCTGAGGAAGCACAAGGTAAATATTTTGGATATGTTGAAAAAAATTCTCAACTAGTTGGACAGGATAGTAATGCTACTGCATATGTAAAAGACTTAAGATTAATCACTGATGCTTTTGGTGATATGATTGGTTCATGTTTTATTCGTAACCCTCTTAGTCAACCAGCACCACCAGTTAAGATACAATCTGGTGTTAAAAATTTTAAAGTTACTACTAGTCCCACAAACCAAAATGTAGAACCAACACAAAAATTTGGTTTAGTTTATGGGGAAACTGAATATAGTGCTTTTGGTACAATTGAAGAATTTCAAAATACAGTTACAGTTACAACAAATACTACGAACTTTGAAATTACAGGTCGAAGAAGAAGAAGAAAAAAAAGAAAGAAGCATAGTGATCCTCTCGCACAAACATTTATTGTAGGTGGTAATGTTATAGAAGCAACTAATGCAAGGGATTCAAATAAAGATTTAAATGGTGTTTTTATAACTGCAGTTGAAGTTTACTTTGCAACAGTTGATACTGTAACAAATGCTCCAATAAGATGTGAAATAAGGTCAACTATCGCAGATGCAAGACCATCAACCGAAGTTATCGGTAGAAGTAAAACTCTTAAACCAAAAGGTGTTGATGCTGATGGAAATGAAATCACACTAATTGAAGCTGATCCAGATCAGGCAAGTAAACCCACCAAATTTACTTTCCCCGAACCAATTTATCTAGAGTCGGGCAAGTCATATTCTTTCGTGTTAGTGGCACCAAGAAGTGTTGCTTACAATGTTTGGACAGGAAGACATGGTTCTATTGCTGTTAATCCATCCACAATTCAAGGAGCAGATCCTGGTTCTTCATTAATTTACTCAACACAGTATGGTGCAGGTGCTATATTTAAGTCACAAAATGGTGCTCTCTGGTCTGAGGATCAAAATCAAGACATAACCTTTAAATTATACAAAGCTAAGTTCACATCAAAATCGGGTTCAGTATTCTTTAATAATCCTGATTTAGATGAAAGTAATGGTTATGGAACTGGATTAATAAACAATCCTCTTTTCACACTTTCAAAAACAGGATCAATCGGTATAACTACAAACCAAGATCCAACCATTAATAATTTCCTCACAGCAGGTAGAAAAATTTGTGGAGGTCTAGAAACAAGCACCGCAGTAATTACGGGTGTTGGTTGTTCTGTAATAGGTTTTACTACATTAACTAGTGGAACTAATTACATAACAGATTCTAATGTTGATACATTTGCCATCACTGGAGAAGGTTCTGGTTTAAAATTAAATATTAGTGCGGTTGATGTAGTAACTGGTGCTATAACAGGGATGAACAACCTAACACCAGTGGAAAAAGGAAATGGATATCAAGTTGGAGATGTTGTAGGTATTGTAACTTCAAGTGTTGGAACAAGAGGTGGACAAGGATCTGGTGCTCAGTTTACTATCACAAATATTGATGGTATTGATACATTGTTCCTAACAAATATACAGGCAGCTAATAACTTAAATGGATTCCAAGATGGAACTCAAATTAAGTATTTCGATGATGCTGGAACTGCTGTAGCAATGGGTGCTACAGGTGCTATTCGAACTGGTGGAGTTAATTTTGATGGTGGATTACATGCAGGTAATTTAATGTTTGTTGATCAATTTAATCATGGAATGTACTCAACATCAAACAAAGTAAAATTAAGTAATATTGAGTCTGATGTGGAACCAACTACAATCAATGCCGAATTAAGTAAGACTGAAACATCAGTCATTAGTGTTGCATCAACATCTCAATTTACCACCTTTGAAGGACTTGCAGTTAGTGGTGTAAATACTGGATATGTTAAAATAGGAAGTGAAATTATAGGATATGAATCTGTTGGAACAGGTGTGTTGAATATTGGAAATAGTCAAAGAGGTGTTGATGGTACAATTATTATTGACCATGCAGTTAGTTCAGTAATTAAAAAACATGAAATTGCTGGGGTGTCAATAAGAAGATTGGAGACTACTGATACTACAGGTCTTCCAATAACCACTCCTATAGACCTTGATGATTATCATGTACAGTTTAGTAGAACAACATCAATGGGTAAAATAAGAGATGGTGGTAATTCTGATAGTTCTCCTGAATTGTCATTTAACAAAGATGCATTTTTAGGTGGATCAAACGTACAAGCAACCCAAAACATTCTTTATAGTGCTTTAGTTCCAAGATATGATGTATTAACCCCAACTGGTGTCAATGGTGCTGTAACAGGCATAGAGGCATCAATTAGATCTGTTTCTGGTACAAGTGCAAGTGGAAATGAAATTTCATTTATAGATGAAGGGTTTGAAAATATTCAAATTAATAGCATCAATACTTTTGATAAAGTTAAATTAGTTGCATCTAAATTAAATGAAAATCAATATTTAACCAATTTACCATCAAATAAATCATTCACAACTATTCTAAACTTAACTACAACTGATGAAAATATATCTCCGATGGTTAGATTGACGAGTGGTTCTGAAACTGAATTTATAAGTCATAGATTAAATAGACCAATTGGTTTAGATAATTATGATACTGATGGTCGTGTAAACACGATAACTGATGATCCACATTATGCAATTTACGTTTCAAATACAGTTATTTTAAACAAACCAGCTACTTCATTGAAAGTATTACTTGATGGATTTAGAACTCAATCTTCAGATTTTAGAGTTCTTTATAAATTGATTAGATCAGATTCAAGTGAAGTGGAACAAGCATTTGAACTATTTCCTGGTTTTAGAAATGTAACTAAAACAGACAATGATGGTTTTATTGTAACTGATGAATCAAAAAATGATGGTAGACCTGATAAACTAGTCACACCAAGTTCTAGCAACGAATTTAAAGAATATCAATTTACTGTTGATAACTTACCCGAATTTACAGGATTTTCTATAAAAATAGTTATGTCGGGGACAAATCAGGCTCTACCACCTAGAATTAAAGACTTGAGAGCAATCGCAGTTAGATAATGATTAAAGTGGATGGTCATTCTCATCTGTACAGAGATGAAACAACTGGAGCAATTATTAATTGTGATGATAGTGGTTATGAACAGTATGTAAAATCTTTGAATTACAGAAAAAACCAAAAAGAAGAGCTTGACAATATGAAAAAGGAACTTGATGAAATTAAGTCTTTGCTTAAATTATTAGTGGAGGGTAAAAATAACTCATAAATATAATTAGAAAGTACTATTGAAATAGATGTCTGTATATGTTTCAAATTTAATCATAAATACGGGAGCAACTTTTAGTCAATCTTTTGATCTGTTGGAGTCCGATTCTACTTCCCCTTTAAATTTAGGTGGATTTTCTGTTGCAGCTCAATTTAGGAAACATGCAGGTAGTAGTTCTAAAACTGATTTTACAACCGCAATAACAGATGCTGTAAATGGTAAAATATCTATTAGTTTAACATCTACACAAACTGCTGCCATATCGAAACCTGGTCGTTATGTTTATGATGTTGTAATAGACAACGGATCTTCAGTTAAAACTAGAGTAATTGAAGGTTCGGTTCTCGTTAGAGAGGGAGTGACCAGATAATGTCTGTAAAAGTAAGAGTTGAGCAATCACCATTAAAAATTAGAGTTGGTCAGGCAGATGCGATTAAGATACTATCCACTTCACCTATTGGATCATCAACAACTAAAAATGTTGTAGGTGGGGCTGCATCAGTTACTTCATTAAACGTAACTGGAATATCAACTTTTACAGGAAATATATCTGCAAATGGTATAACTACAGCTAATACTCTAAATATCACAGGCACCACAACTGCGAATATAATGAATGTAACAGGAACACTTACTGCTGGATTAATCGATGGAGGCTCGTTCTGATGGCAAAACCAAGCACTAGACAAGGACTTATTGACTACTGTTTTCGAAAATTAGGTGCGCCAGTTTTAGAAGTAAATGTAGATGACGATCAAGTAGATGATTTAGTTGATGACACCATTCAATATTTTCAAGAGAGAAATTATGAAGGTGTTGAAAGAATGTATTTGAAATATAAAATTACTCAAGATGACATTGATAGAGGAAAGGCATCAGGGACTTCTGGGGTTGGAATTGTAACTACTACTGGAACTTCTACAAATATAAGTGGTCTAGGGACAGTTACATCAAATTTTTACGAAACATCTAATTTCATTCAAGTTCCAGACTCAGTAATTGGTGTAGAAAAGATATTTAAGTTTGATACAAGTTCTATTTCGGGTGGAATGTTTAGTATTAAATATCAATTATTTTTAAATGATTTATATTATTTCAATTCAGTTAATTTACTTCAATATTCAATGACTAAAAGATATCTTGAAGATATTGATTTTTTACTCACAACTGATAAGCAAATAAGATTTAATAAAAGACAAGACAGATTATATCTTGATATTGATTGGGCTTCACAAGAAGTAGATACATTTATTGTTCTTGACTGTTATCGTGCTTTAGATCCTGATTCATTCACACAGATTTACAATGATCCATTTGTAAAATTATACCTTACCGCACTTATCAAAAGACAATGGGGACAAAATCTCATAAAATTCCAAGGTGTTAAATTGCCTGGTGGATTGGAATTAAATGGAAGACAGATATATGATGATGCAGAAAGAGAAATGGAAATAATTAGAGAAAGAATCGTGAGAGAGTATGAGATGCCTCCTCTTGACTTTATTGGGTGATGACTAATGGCACTAAATCCCTTTTTTCTACAAGGATCACAAAGTGAGCAGAGACTTGTTCAAGATCTAATTAATGAACAGTTAAGAATTTATGGTGTAGAGGTCATATATTTACCTCGTAGAATTGTAAATAAAGATAGTATTTTTACGGAAATAGAATCATCAAAATTTAGTGATAATTTTGCAATTGAAGCTTACGTCAATACATTTGATGGATATGGTGGAGCTGGTGATATAATGACTAAATTTGGAATGAGTTTAAAAGATGAATTGATTGTTACAATATCCAAAGAAAGATTTGAAGATTTTATCTCACCATTTTTACAAAGTTTACCAGAAAGTGAAATAGAAGTTGCGACTAGACCTAGTGAAGGTGATTTAATTTATTTCCCTCTAGGCAAAAGAATTTTTGAAATTAAATTTGTAGAGCATGAAAAACCATTTTATCAGTTAGGTAAAAATTATGTTTATGAACTTAGATGTGAACTCTTTGAACTTGAGGATGAAATAGGTGGTTGGGATCAAGTCAGCACAACCACTGAAGCAATTGATGATGTTCTTGTGGATCAGGGGTATATTACATCACTTAAACTTATATCCATAGGTTCAACAGCAACATTAGGTGTTACAACTGCAACTGGATATATTCGTAAAATATTCCTTAACGAAGATGNATACGATTATGATAAAATACCAACGGTTACAATCAGTCCTCCAACAGGAGCAGGAACCACTGCTACTGCTGTGGCAATTACAACTTCAATAAACGGTGTAAATTCCGTCAAAGAAATATTATTAACAAACGCTGGTGCTGGATACTCTGTAACTCCAACCGTTACAATTACAAGTGCGACTGAAACAATTTTAGGAGTGGGATCAACGTCATATGGTGTTGGTGCTGCTGCAACAGCATTATTAGTTACAAATGATGCTGGTATTGGTATTGTAACATTAACCTCACCTGGCAGTGGATATCCTACCGCACCAACATTATTCTTTAACACTCCTACATTTGAGGGAACCTTTGTATCTAATGGTGGCACTACAACAGTTACAAGANCTGGACATGGATTNAGTCAAGGGGATATAATTCAAGCAACTTGGAGGTTTGATGGTGGTACATTTATGTCCTCTTATCCAGTAGCATCGGTAGTTGACGCAAATAATTTCACTATTAGTGTAATTTTAAGTGCTACAGGTTTTGTTAATTACAAGAAAACAGTGGAAACTGGAACTGCCACGGGTAGAGTTTTAGTAAGTGCTGCAAATACAGTTACTCAAGTTCTCATATCTGATGCAGGTATTGGTTACACATCTGGAACAGGAATTGCAACAGTTTCTCCACCTCCAGTAATAACTGGCACTGGAACATTCCAATTTAACGAACTTGTTACTGGATCACGTTCAGGTGCACAAGGTAGAGTTAAAACTTGGAATTCAGTATCTAATACATTGAAACTAGGTACAACTAATGGAACTTTTGTATCAGGTGATGTGATTACGGGATCTGATTCATCAGCAATTTATACTGTTGATTTCATTGAGTCGGCAGAGTTTGCTGATAAATATGATAAAGGTGAGGAAATCGAAACAGAAGCAGATGCAATTATTGATTTCTCAGAGAAAAATCCATTTGGTACATTTTAATGTTAGGAACTTATTACTATCACGAAATAATTAGAAAGACGATTGTTTCTTTTGGAACGTTATTTAATGCAATTAACATACGTCATGATGATTCTACAGGAAATACTTATAGTGAATTAAAAGTTCCATTAGCATACGGACCTTCACAAAAATTTCTTGCAAGATTAGAGCAACAGGCAGATTTAAATAAACCAGTGGGCATCACTCTNCCTCGAATGTCATTTGAGATGAATAGTGTAAGTTATGATTCATCTCGTAAAACTGGAGTTACTCAAACATTNAANGCATCTGACGGAANTAATGTAAAAAAAGTTTTCATGCCAGTTCCATATAANATTGGATTTGAATTAAATATACTTACTAAATTAAATGATGATGCTCTACAAATTATTGAACAGATATTACCATATTTTCAACCATCATTTAATCTNACAGTTGATTTAGTTAAATCNATTGGAGAAAAAAGAGATATACCAATCGTTTTNGANAGTATTAATTTTCAAGATGANTATGANGGTGANTTTTCTACAAGNAGAGCNTTAATATATACACTAGGATTTACNGCAAAGACATATCTCTTTGGTCCTGTTGCAGAATCNTCNGAGGGTCTNATTAAGAAAGTTCAANTTGATTATNNTNCANANACTGATACNAGAAATNCAAAACGTGAAATGAGATACACAGTGACTCCAGATCCTGTTGATGCAGGTCCTGATGATGATTTTGGATTTAGTGAAACTACNNCTTTCTTCTCAGATTCTAAATCTTATAGTCCTACAAGNCAAACTGATATCTAATGGATAATTNTAAATCTATTNANAAAGCTNTAAATATNAACTCTGAGGTTGTNCCTACACCTGAAGATNTTGTTTCTAANAANGGTCAANTTAAAAAAGTTGANAATAATGATGTTGGTAAAGATTATGATTATACAAGAGGGAATTTATATTCATTAATTGAAAAAGGACAAGAGGCAATCAATGGTATTATGGAAGTTGCAGGTGAAACTGCAAGTCCGAGGGCATATGAAGTTGCAGGTCAATTAATAAAATCAGTGGCAGACACAACTGATAAGTTAATGGATCTACAGAAAAAAGTCAAAGAAGTTGAAGAAGATACGAATAAAACTACAAATAATGTTACAAATAATGCCTTATTTGTTGGTTCAACATCTGAGTTGTCAAAAATGCTGAAACAAGGAATTCTAAATAATAAAGAGGCATCGAATCCTAAGAATGAAAAAGTGTAAATCTGGATACTATTATTGCTACACTGATAAGAAGTGTAAACCAATTCCAAAAGGTTATCGCATTGGTTATGGTGGTTATCTACGCCAAGAAAAAGATGATGACAATACCAATGGTAAAAAGAATGGTAACGGAAATGGTAATGGTATTAGTAATGGTAATGGTATTAGTAATGGTAATGGTGGTGGTAATGGTAATGGTGGAGGAAATGGTGGAGGAATGTCTGAGGGTTCTTTACACAAATGGTTCAAAGGTTCTAAATCTAAAGATGGAAAAGTTGGTTGGGTGAATGTAGTTACAGGTG